ATTTGATCAAGATAAAGCAACAATCGCAGCGCAAGATTACTTAAGATCGGGAGGAAAGGTTATGTCAATAGACCTTTCTTCCGCGACGGATCGTTTTCCTCTAGAGCTTCAGCTTGAACTTCTGAAAGAGTTCGGAGCAGCGCCAGAGGACATACGCCTGTTCGAGATAGTATCAAGAGCCAAATGGCAAATGCCGGATGGCTCCCACATAAAGTGGGAACAGGGACAACCCCTTGGAGTTTTCCCGAGTTTCGGGGTCTTCGCTATAAGCCACCACTGCCTAGCTAGGTCGTGTCAACCAGAATTTTATAGGATTCTTGGTGACGACATCATTATTGACTATGATGCCGGTGTTAAGCTTAGAATGAAGTACAACTCTTTGGGCCTTCCTATCAGTGAGGATAAGTCAATTACTTCAGACAAACTTTGTGAGTTTGCAAGTAGACTTATCACTCCGGACAAGGTATTCTACCAGCCCAAGTGGCGAGAGGTCTCTGACCGATCGTTCATTGAGTTGGCAAGAAACCTTGGTCCGTCAAGCATCGGATTGTTCCGTCCGAGACAACAGAAAGTATTGAGAATACTGGCTGATGTTCCAAGGGAGGTTCACCCTTGGGGCTTAAACTGGAATTTAAGTAATCTTCCCTATTCTGAAAGACTGGAACATGGTTATAAGGCCATGGAGCAGTTCCTTTCAGAGAAAACCGAAAAGGCAAGACAAACTAACTACGGTCGGGACCTTAAACTATCTATGGAAGTTTCTGAGAAGTCAGATTTCCGGATGACAGTGGATAGGTCTCGTCGACAGCAATTGGCTGAGTCTTTTGAGGTCGCTTTGCTTAACCGACTTAACATCGGTTTTGCCCAGTTCGAGGTAATTCCTCGAGGCTGGACTCCAGAGCATGCTCTGGAGACTAGCGATCCCCGGGGTCCTAGTACTCTTCAAGTAGCTGAGGCTAAGATGAACATGTCACCTGTTAACTTACCAGGTGATGATGAATCACATAAACCGGCTGATGAAGATGTGCGTGAGGACACTTCGGTTGACCACCCACGTGTTATACGC